ATGCAGACGCCTCTACATTACGAACCCTAGATTTAGCTCGACATGGATTACACCAGGTCTGACTCTTGGGAGCGGTCTTATTTAAGGAAGCGCCGCATATGGCACATTCTCTATTTTGAGCCGCCATTCTGAGCCCCTAGTGAGTTCCTCAAACCTTGAAACAGCCTTTTTAGATTCACTCACCGCGACCGTATCCCCCATTAAATCCATACCGAGCCCAATGCACCCCTGCACATCTTTTGAAAAGTTCGCAACATGAATCAAAATATGAGTTCGGTCAGGCACGTCTTTCACATGCCAGGTTTCTCCAAAGCGTGGAGATTCACGCCAGCCCATCTCATACTCCCCAGTCGGGATGCAGGAAACGTTCGGCGCATTGTCAAGCCAGGGACGCTCTATCGACCAAAAGGTATCGTCATCCACATGCAGAACCCCCAAAGTTCCACGCGGGTGGTAACAAAACCTTTCCAGCACAAGCGTCTTCACCGTCTTACCTCTTTGTTTTTTTCTTGCGCTTTGTAGCAGTCGCCGATTTCTTCTTCGATGAATTGCCATAACTCTTTTTGTTTCCGTAGTTCATGCCCATAGTTGGCTCCTACCATTTAGTTTTGTGCGCCCAGAATTTCGCCGAGAAACGATCGTTGCCGGCTGGACCGTGCCTGGCGTAATACGATTTACGCCGAGCCTTGTCTTTCGCCGTCTTAGGATTTTTCCCAGCACCCTTGACGCCTTGTTGTCCGAATCTAATGATCCGGGTTTCTCCATTAGCCTTTCTCGCCACAACAACATGCGATTTCGTTTTGTGGTTCGGAGTCCGCTTGGGTTTGTTGTATTCACTCACCCCAGCTCGCTCTAGCTTCGGATCCTTCTTCTTGCTCATTTCTTTTTCTTAGCTTTCGACTTTTTCAAAGCTTTGAAGTCAGCACCCGTGATCTTGTTACGAGGCTTCGCTACTCGAGCAATACGCATTTGCTTTTTTGAATACTTAGTTCCTGGCATCACTTTTTCTCCGACTTCTTGGTTTTCTTCCCCCGAATCAGATCGGCGTCAGCTTTCCTGGCGCCTCCCTTGCCGCTTACGAAGCTGTTGACCCTTCCCCTAGCCCAGGCAGTCATGGGCACGTTTCGGCTCCCAGAGCTCAAATACGCGCCTTTACCGCGCTGTAATACTTTCTTCAGTTGCCCGTAGGTAAACCTCGAGTTCGCTGCCTTCTTACGAAGGAACGCCTCGTCTGATTTACTTACTGTTGCGCTTTTTTTTGGCTTTGCTTTGGCTGGCACGGCTCTTGCTCACTTTTTTGATATCAATAGATAACCCTTTTTTATAGCGCTCCTTCGTATCTATAATCTCGCGCTCTTTGGCTGACTTGTTCTTAGCCCCCGCTAGGTACTTTTTCGGCACCCCACGCTTCGTCTTCGAGACTGTTTTGAACTTTCGCCTCACTTCTTCTTCCTAGAGCCCATGGCTTTTTTCTTTGCCGTAGCAGAGAGCTCCTTCATATGAAAAAGTGGTTTGCTATTTTTCGTATGGCGAGCTCCAGAATGGACGCTCCCGTCCGGCATTTTGTGTGTCCCCCCCGTATGCAGGGTTCCATCTCGAAAATAATGATTCACACCTTTTGCCATAACGTACTCTCATATCGACCGCCCCCCACCTGGGAACGGTGCCCCTGGGGGGCTAGTTCAAAATTTGCTCCTACTGCCTGATATCCCCTCCATGGAGCCAGGGTGTCGGACTGCCGCGGAAGCCTCCATCTGGCACCCCCGCCCCTGTACATACATACAGTAGCCAGGCTGGCTGGAGCCCCTCAGAAGGGTGCGAATCTTTATAAGATCCGTAACCCTCAATGTAAGTCCTTGTTTTGATTGGGAACTTCGACCAGGTCTTCATCTAAATCAGCCAAAAACGTCCCGTCGTACTGCGTAACCTCGGTTTTTTCCGGGGCATAAGCGCCGAAAACCTTTCCCAAAATCTCCAGAGCGCGAACCCTGGTCGAGTCGGTGTTGTTCTTTGCCGTAGCCTCAGCCGTGAGCTTGCCAATGAGCCAATCCACTTTGTCCTCTTTCGTTCCCATCAGTTCGTCTCTTTTCTGGTCAATCGCCAATTTGATGTTAGGTTTTGTGAGGTTCTCGTAAGCCATCTCTCGCGCTGTATGCTCGCTGTAACCGGCTCTCCTTGCCGCCTCAGCACCGTTAGCGCAGCCCAGGTACTCTACCACGAACCTTTCCTGGCGATCCGTGAGCGGCTTCTCTGTGGCGCTCACTGGTTGTGCTGTTTCAGCTTTTGTTGGCGGATCCATTCCTCCAACTGTTTCTTGCTTAACCGTTTCTGTTGGGTCTGCTTTGCCATGATCGTCAGTCATTGTTGACCCTCGATCGGATAGCTTCTTCGATACGCTCCAAAACAATCCCGAAACCAAAACCCACGAGTAAACCCAACACGGCGGCGCAAAGAGCCATAAGGAATTGCTCTTGTGTTTCTATTACTAGGTATTCGATGTAACGGGGATGTGGCATAGGGGTGTCCTTTGTTTTTCCCGCGATTAAAAAAATTTGCTCGAGGCTAAACTCAGGACGCCGGCAAACACTATCCATGCCGCTCGCTCAACCAGGATCCCTTTGCCAGCCATCTTGGCGAGTGCGTTGTCGGTATCGCGCTGCTCGTCCTCGATCTGATCCAATCGATACTCGTGACGGTTGAGCCTAGCCTCGAAGCCCGACTGCCTTTCATCAATGCGAGCGAGCTGCTGCAGGGTCTCGCTGACCCTGTCCAGTTTCTCTTCAATCCGCGTCAATCTTTGCTCTGTCGGTTCCATACCGAACACCAGGTTCTGTTTCTAACATTCTACATTCTTTTTCATTTAATTTTAAGCAATCACACCTAAAAGTGTTGATTTGCATTTGAATAGCTAGTATAAGGGCTCAGTGAACCATATGGTTCAGTGAACCTACCAACAAGGAGCGTAACGATGATTGAAGTAAGACAGTGGATTCTGACTAACGAGCTCGCAGACCTAATTAATAGTTCCGGCTGGTCAGCAACTGAAGAGACCAAAGCTTTTGCGGACAAAGGCATGGGAGACATAGACCTGGACAAGTGGCTGCACAAGTACACCCACGTAGCCAACGTAGAGGCATCAGATCTGGAAGAGGTATTCAGTCTGATGAATCTATGGGATCAGCCCGAGCGAGTTAGTCGCCTAGCAGATCTACACAGTCTGTCAGTTGGCGATGTGCTTATCAAAGACGGCAAGAGCTACATGGTCGCTGACTTCGGGTTCAAAGAACTCAGCCAATAGCCGAAACGCCCTAACGGGCGTCATCCCAGGGTGAACTCCTGGGGTCTGATGAGGCAGTTCCCTCGCAATACATGGAGTGTTTTATGGTTTGTTTACGCAAATTTAAGAACAGCCCAGCCGCGCTCAAGCGGGTAGAGGAGCTCAACAGAGCTCTAAATACCTCGGGCATCACTGACCGCGAGCATTTTCAGTGCCGCGTCGAAATAACCAGGCTGGCAAACAGTCTCCTCAATCACCATCGAGGAGAATACAACGGCAAGCTTTTGTTTGGTTTAACCAAATGGACCCACGTTAAGGAGATGGTTGTCGAGCTCGATAGATGGGTGGACGAGCTCAACGAGGAAGCTTGGCAGCAAGGGGGTGTAGGATGATCGGTCAGCAAAATAGGGTGCAACCTTTTGATGTGAACGATCACCCCAAGCTTTTAAAGCTCAAGGTTGCCTACACCCTGGACAATCCTTGCACGACCTGGGAGCGCCAGCAACTGTTCGATCTGATTGTGGGTACGCTGTACGACATGGCTACGTCCCAACCAGTTGAGTACAAGGAGTGGGTAGAGCTAGAGAAGCTTGTGATCAACTCCAGGCTCACTGTCGGCGAGTGGCTGCAGAAGTATAAGCAGCCGGAACAAGGGGTAGCGTGAGCGACTCCTTAGACCTTAAAGAGCTCGAGGTGTTCGCCGTCGTTAAGGCGGCGGATGCTCCGGGCTCATCACGCCATGGCTTCGCTAGTGAGGATGCTATATGCCGCGGGATAGTCGCCAAGCTATCCGTGGGTGATCTAGTGAAGTGCGGGGAACCAGGAACCAAAGAAGCTAAGCGTATCTTTCGTAGGCTAGAGCGCGCCAATAACCGTATCAGTAGATTAAGCGGTCAGCGTACATTGGATGGGGTACTATTCTTTTTTAGGAAATCATGAACGTTAACGAGCAAATACAAGACATCAAAAGCCAAAACAATCTCACCGTGCGTGAGATAGCCGAGCTCCTTGATACCAGCGAGTATACGGTGCGCAACTGGTTCCGTGACTCAGACAGTAATGGCTATCGCCCGGCGCCCACCCTGGCGCTTACTTGTCTGATTTATGCTCTGCGTCTGCGTAGCGTAGGAGAAGATCCTTTGGAACTAGGAACACGGACTTCTCATGATAATCCCCAGGACCATGAATCCGAGTTGGCATGATTCTTTCCGCAAGTATGCATTTCAGTAACTGAAACTTACTTATCCAAATCTCCTCAGTCCCCGTAACAAACAACCAATGACTAGCCTCGCTTGTGCTCAATCCGCTGGGTTGATTGTGGTAGTACTCGACCACTAGGTTGCCGGTCTCCAGGCTTTTAGGGTCAAACTTAACCTCGATCGTAATCTGCAGCTCCGGTATCTTGATGTCGAACCGGTTGTCTTTCCCGAACGTTTGGTAGGTCTCTTTGAAAACGGCAAGCATGCGCTCGAGCACTTCACGCTCGATCTTCTTCCCGCGCTCAAGATCTCTACGCCACCCGTTGTCGTTCATGTTCCCATAACGCCAGCACACCGTTCTCAACGAACATTCGCAGTCCAGTGATGTGTCCATCGACCGGGATTGAGTCCAGCGCCTCGCGTCTCTCTAGCTTTGTGGGGAGGTCTAGTATTGCCCTGGGCAAGAAGTACATAACGGTAGCTTCTGCTAGTCCCCAGTATTGTTCTTCGAGTGTGCTGTGTAGGTACTCGATGACCAGGGGGTAGTGAGTTTTTTTTGCCGCGCTTTCGCAAATTTTATGTAGATGCGTAAAGCTCTGTAGATTCTGTATCACAGATCTCCTCCCGCATAATTAATATCAACGTCTCCCAATCGACCTGGGCGGTGTATGTTTCGTTCCTGGGGTAGTCACCGTTCAGTAGGTGCAAAGGGACCATTGCTCGTATGGGCCGGCGATCAAACTTCCAAATGAGTATCGGTGTGAGGTCCATATGCTCGCCGGCTCGCCATGCTTGGTGCCACCAGTTGTTCGGGGGCTCGAACTTGCATGCATAGCGCTTGCACTCGATCACAAAGGGCTTGAGCACAATGTCCCCGAGCTCACCTTCCCTGTATTGGTCCAGGACTCGCTTACAAGGGATACCGAGCTCGTCGCGTAACATATTCGCTACGTCGCGCTCAAACTGATGCCCTTTACGTCTGGCTGATGCGCTCATGAATCCGCTCTGGGATCTATCCCGCTGGCACGCTTCAAGTACCAGATAGCCTTCGCATAATCGGTATCCTCGGACCCTGCCTTCTTGCCAACACGCCAGGTGTACTTGAATGCATTAAGTTTTGAATAAATGCGCACCTCTTCCTCGCCGAAAGCGCTGACCATCGCATCGATGCATTCGATCGAGTTTTCATCTGTCCGGTAATGGCTTGGCTGATTGACCATGTTATTAAAACTGTTCTGCGACTTTTCGTTTTGTGAGCTCGAGGAGCTCTTCTTCTGTGCCATAACGCTCTTCAAACCTGTGTTTGTTTGGATGTCTGCTGGTCCACATGCCCAGGTCTTTGCCAGACCGGTGATGCGCATAGCAGAGAGGGATCGTCATGAGGTGCGAGCCCGGTCTCGTTTTCCCCTGGATGTGATGAACCTCTGCCGGCGTTTGTAGATCCCATAGCTTGAGACAAACGATGCAGCCGATTTGTGTGATTCGATCCATCCATATCTTTTCTTCCCTATTCGGGGTGTGACTCTTCATTGCTTAACTTCTCCATGTGCCGAGCTATTTCGGTTGGCACGATCGAGCGGGAGACTTTCGGTGTTTTGGTTACCCATCCCTTCTTCTGTAAGGCAAGGACATGTCCCTCTACAGCATTGGGGTATATCCCTATCCTGTTGGAGATCTCTTGTAGGGTGGGGGCGTAGTTGTTTTCCCGCCAAAAATTTACGATGCAGTCGCGCACCTTGATCTGACATGTAGTCAGCGGCTTGCTTTCACTTGCCTGGTTCGTATCCATACGTCCTCGCTTCTAGTTTCATCATCGACATCTGGGTCTGCCATATGCGCAGTTCTGCCTCAGCCGCGCTCAACTCACCCTTAGCTGCAGCGAGCGCGCCTTTTGCAACGCCCCTGGCTACCCGTTTCTCAAAAACTTCTTGTGTCGAATCCGCCCAAACCTGTTGTGAAGCAGCAGATTTAATCTGGTGTTGGGTCTGTGCGGTCAGCATGGACTTCGCCATCTGTAGCTTCTCTTCAGCCTCTGCCTTTGCTAAGCCTTCCTCAGCCTCTTTGATGCCTTTTGCCGCTTTCCGTATGTTGTCGGCAAGCGTCTCTTCTTTCGGAATGAATTGAACTTGGTTCATAACAGCGGGTGATCCTTCGGTATGGGCGCTTTAACGTAAGGCTTGGGACGAATGCCGCGAGTCTCGAGGTATTGGCAGCTCCTGGTCTCAAACTCAAAACCGGCTTTGCCCTCAAACATGCCGTGCCTGTTTTTGAGTACACTCACCACCACATCCCAGTGATCCATGATTTCCTGGTCTGGTTGTTTTCCGAGTTGCTCACACTCTGCAATGTGCTCGAGCTTGCGTTTGTTTTTCCAAACAGACAGGAACACATCTGCCAGGTCTGTTATGGCGCCTGATCCCTTTACGTCCATCTTGTTGGGCATGGTGTATTCGTTCTCGCCCTTCTTAACGTGGGCGACCAGGAAGACAGTCACAGGCAAGGATCTTTTGAGCGATACACACGTCTCGACAACGCGCTGTTGTTTCTCAAAGTCCTGCTGCGAGCTCAGATTAGTCAGTGAGTCGATGACAAAGACCGTAACGCCGTATCTGCGATAGGCGTACTCAAACGTTTTGAATAAGGTTTCAGGGCGGGGAGTTATGCCCTCGTGAAACAGGAATAGTTTCTGGGCCCACCAATCGTAAACGTTCCGCCGAAACTGTAGGTCTGGCTTTTCCTTACCGGTCGCTTGCTTCACCATTCGCGCCAGGGTGGTCTCGGGCTCCATTTCCATCGATGCGATGCAGACCTTTTTGCCCTGCACCATGAGATTCAGGCAGACTTGTCCTAGCCACATAGACTTGCCAGAACTTGAGTAACCAGCAACCCCGTGCAGCTCGTGCGGTCTAATTCTCAGGTCATGTCGATCGAGCTTGTCAAAGCCATAATGAAACCCTCTGACGGCTTCATCTTCAGAATCAAATACCGCATCGACCTTGTCGATAAACTCGCTGGCAGAGAAGAGCTGAGACGGATCCTTCCATTTAGCTTCATCGTAAGCCTGTTCGAGAATGGTCTTGGCTTTGGCGTAGCCGTGCTTCATTAGCACGTCGTTGATGTCTTTGAGCGGCAACTCGATACGCATGCACCGGTCGCCAATGCGTTTCATCAAAAGCTTTGCGCACTTCTCGCCAGGCGCGTCCTGGTCTGTTGCTATCAGGATTTCATCGAACCG